CATCCGGGGGCCTCGCGTCAACACCTATGGAGGTGCCATGCCATACGATACTCGCTCTCGTACTTCCGGTCACGTGAGATCAGGGATCTCTCGTCGGAATACTGGGGCGAGCACGTTCGTTCTGGGACCTTCGCACTACGAATGCGTTTATTCGTATCGTAGTGCGAAGCATGTCAACAACGCGAAACCGAACCCTGAGGACAGCTACATCCCGCCGAAAGGTGGTAACCTAGCTGAAACTCTAGCCTATAGACGAAATTTCCCGGAGCGTCAGCTCACGGGAATTTTGTCAAAAGGAAGAGTTGCACCTACGCATTTCCTTCTTGGAGATGTAGGACATGAATTCGCCGTCTCGAAGATTTCATCCCGCACATCGCCGAGTAGACTCGTCTACTCTGGTAATGCGGCGGGCACTGACCTCTACGACTTGTTTGACCCGCAGCCTCGCTTCATCCGTACGTTAGATCGTACCGGTGCTGTGCAGACTACAGGACCCATTCAAGACATGAGCGGCTATTTCGCGTCCCTGGGATTCGCACCCTTCGTAGGGGGTCTCACCAACCTTGGACCGGGTAATTCCGATCGAGTGAAACTTGAGGCTTCACAGCTAAATGCTATGAATCCCTTCAAGAGCACTGCGTCCCTAGCTCAGGGCGCCGTGGAGCTTCTCCGCGGCGATGTCCCTAAGCTTTTCGGACGTCTGGTTGGTCACTACAACCTCATCATGAGGATGAAGTCCGACGGCATCAGAGATGCTACTCAGGCCCTTGGGTCTGACTACCTCAATGTTGTCTTCGGATGGACCCCTATCATTCGTGATATTCAGGCCGCTATCAATGTCTTTGCTGATATTGATAAGGCTCTGTTCATCTCGGATGATACACGAAGGAATCGCAAGTGGGTTGTCTGGAAGCGGGGCGCTGGCACAACTGCCAACGTCACTTTGACGGCTGCTGGTCCCTTGCAGGATCTTGCAGCCGACAACGCGTTCGGTCAGCGTACGGTAATGGGAACTCCCATTACTCTCGCGACTGATTCGCGGCCTTTCGACATCACACTTTCTGACGAAGTGAGTATCTGGACCACTGCCCGGTTTCACACCGGAGTCCGCCCCTCGGCCGCTAATAACGGCTTCTGGGATCGGGCTGAGGACCTTAATAGGGTTCTCGGCGATGATTTCGATATCTCCTTCGTCTGGGAGTTGACCCCATGGTCATGGCTGATCGACTGGTTCTCTAATGTAGGATCAGTGCTCGAGAACATCTCTGATCTCGGGCTGAACCACACTCTCCTGAACTACGCGTATTCCACTCTCCGCCGCGAGGCGAGATGTGTAATGCGCGCAGATCCCTGGACCAAGAGCGTACCTACTGGAATCGGTGTGATTAGTCACACCGGCTCCACTACAGTAAGCACCTTGGACCAGAAGATAAGGCGAGTGGCCTCCCCCTTCGGGTTTGGCGTTAGCCTCGATTTGCTAAACGCAAATCAATGGGCTATCCTGGTCGCACTGGGCCTAGCCCAGGCGCGATGAGCACAACTGAACACCAATTCAACAACAATTGAACAGGAGAACACTGTGGCATTCGCAGATCCTCAGTCTGTCACCATCGGAACGACGCCTGGCGCCGTTTCGCTTCCTCGTGTCAACACTGGCTCGGACGTTGGAAAGTTTTCCAACTACGATGCCAAGGTTGACCTGGAAGTTTCGACCGCCTACGGCAAGCGATCGCGCCACGTGGCGCGACTCACCTACCGTAAGGTCGTCACGGATCCACTGGTCTCGACGACGAACGTTGTCGCATCGGGAACAGTCACCATGACGATTGATGTGCCTCCCTCGGGATTCTCTGCTCTCGAGCAGAAGGATCTCGCAAAGGCACTCATCGGTCACCTCACCGCATCCTCGGATGCACAGCTGATCAAGCTGATCGCAGGGGAGAACTGATGAATGAAACCGTTCTTGTGCTCACCTTGATGTCCCTCACGGGATGTCTCGGTGTCACACTCGGTCTCGTCGTCGGTTTTTCTCGAACCCGCGAGGTGAAGGGGTAACAGGCCAAGGTCTACGAGGTCGCGACTGGATGCACTAACTCTCAGAAAGGAGCAGCGCATGAAAAGCCAGTTCGATCTCCACGCAGCCGTACTGACTGATCAGCTACGGTTGCTAGGCCTTGACGCCTCTCGAGATCTCGCTACATTGAGATCTCACGTCGAAACAGGTGGGGATTCATTCCTCACCATCACTCTCCCCGAGCTGGGGGCTGTTCTTGAACAGTCCCTGGCCAGGGAGGCTCTTGTCCATAATGGAACTCCGCTCACGAGCAGGAGATCCAAAAAGGACATCAGACCGTTTTTCTTG